TACCATATTCGTCTGTTCTCACGCCCAGGATAGTTTGACGGTTTCCAGGGCGGCCCACTCGTTGAGTATTCAGAAGACTGGCATTGATAATGGTAGTAAACTGCTCTTGCCAATCAGGGTTGGTAGGATCAGCCCAGTTCACGGTGACGTTGCTCAAGTTAACACCTTGATAGTCAATTACGTTTTCTGTTGTGGTTATTGAAAAAACTTTGAGTAAACCCTGTGCGGCTGTGTTGCGTTTGGCAGTGTAGCTGACCAAGTTGGCCAAGCGAACCACTGAGTCACGGCGCTCGGCCGTGTCCATGTAGTTTTCACGTGTGTTTAGATCGGAGCGAAAGGCCAGTGCTTGGCCCATAAATGCCATAACATCCAGCAAGGCAATGTATTCTGAAGATTCAATAAAGTCGTTGAATGTTTCAGGATAGTACAACCGCAAATAGTCAATAAAGCTCTTGCGCAAAGTTTCAAAATCATAACTCTGGAAGTCAGCTTCGCGATAGGTTTGATAGATCTGTTTCCAGTCTTCAACTCCAAATATTGCGGTTTGTCTTGTGGTGGTTGCCATTTTATTAGTGCCTCAGTCTTTTATTTATGGGCAACAAAAACGGCTTAGTTATACATAGGATGCGTTACGTTGTTGTAAATCAAAGAAAATACTCAAACGTTCAGCATCAGTGCTAGGAACCACAGTTAGTTCTATCTCGATCAAAATACCGTTGTTCTGGGGGAAAGTTTGGATGTCGCTGATGTAGAGTCTAGGGTCTCCACCAGCCACTCGTTGAATCTCTCTTTCGATAGCTGTTTGTAATTCTTCCAACTGAGGTTCAAACAAGTAGTCCCACAGCACCGTGCCGTATCCCGGGCGTCCGGGCAGTTGTCCCTGCCGAATATTAAACGCATTCAGCAGATCTCGTTTGACCAGTTCAAAATCCGTTAATGTGAATTTTTTAAACTGGTTTTGTGTGTTGAATCCAATGAATCTTTGTGCCATGTTGTATTTATTGAGGGTTATTCACCCTCTCCGCGCCCTTCAATCTTCAACTCCAGCTTGTTCAGTCTTTGTCGAATTTTATTTGAACTATCTATAAGCAGAGCTTGTTTTGCTTGAACATTTTTTGGACCTGTGGGCAATTGATTTACGTTTCCTCTTTGAATCTGTGTCAATTTATTGAATGCTTCAAGGTACTGTACACCAGCCTCAACACGAGCACTACTGTTAAAAGTTGTTCGAACCTGTTGATATTCGCTATCTATTGCAGAAAATGTATCTGGAGAAATTGTTTGTTGATTTTCCAACGCAGACAATTTGGCATCAATTTGGAACAGGGCTCGGCCAGCAGGATTCAGATACTGATTTATATAAATCAACGCTTTGTCAGCATAGTCTTCCGCATCGGCTTGATTTTCTATTTTGGTTTCTGTTGGTCCGTAATTGGGCGTTGGAACTTTGTCGTTGCCAATAACTCGTGTGCTAGCAGCATCTACAGTGGCGCGATTCACGGTGTTGGCCGCTGGTATTGGTATGTCTTGCTGTTTAAATTCAGCAGGAATTTTAGTCTGTACCAAGTTCACAGCAAATGCACCGTCACGCACTGCACTTGAGAATGCAGCTTGTACTGAACCTGTGGCATCTCCAGGAATAGGCAAACCTTTTGCAAATGCTTCGGCGCTGGGCAGGTCTTTGGCAGCGTTCAATGCCATACCAGCAAGTCCTTGGCTTGACAAGTTTTTTACTGGAACACCCACAGCGGCGAGGCCTGCCACGCCCTTGGCCATGAGATCCTGTTGAATTTGACTTTGTTTAGGCACGTTCTTTAGCAGGTCTGCGGCGCTTTTGATTCCGTCTTTGCCGGTCCATACCGCAGGGCTTTTAATCACATCAGCAAACACGTTTGTGCCTGCAGCCAACAATGCTTTTGTACCGGGTTTCACATAACCAGCAGTTTCCAGTTGACCAGCATCAAGTCCAAATGATCCAAGGCCCTTGGTATTACTCAAGACTGAACCGGCTTGGTTAACTAGATTTTTAGCCTGCGCCAACACTCCGTTAACTTCAGGCACGCTCATGGGCCCTAGTCCAGCAAGGGCACCTGCGGGGTTAATGCCGCCAGCAATTTTAGTAAAGTCTGCGGTGTTGATGGGACTGGTAACTGTTGATCCACTAATTGTTTTATTGATTGTTTGTATAGACGTTACTGCAACTGACCCTTGTATTCCTGCGGCACCTACTAACGCGGCTCCTAACTGGCTTGATCCTGCTGTGCCGCCTAAGGAACGTGTCACTGAAGTTACTGCTGGCCCAACTGCTGCTGTCAACCCAGGAGCAATACCAGCAAGTGATCCACTGAGTGCTCCGCCCGAGGCTCCAAGCCCACTGGCCACACTGCCTAGCACACTATTAAATGCACCAGCTCCGCCATTGACGCCGCCGCGAGCAAATGCTGCGTCAACTGATGGTATGCGTCCAGTGGCCAGATCTACACCAGATGCTGATAGACTGGATGTAAAACTTCCCACGTTGAGGCTGCCAGTTACACCTGACTGGGCTTGTGCCACCAAGGCTTGTGCTCCTGCCAAACCGTCCGCAGCTTGTGTTGCGGCACTTAATGTTTCTCCTGGTTTGAATCCTACTAAACTACCAGTGTCAGCTTGTTTCTTAAATATTGCAAATGCCTGCTCACGTGTGAGTCCTGGTGGACCTTTGATGGCAAATGTTTTTGCAGAGCCGTCAGTGTTTGTGGGCGCTGATCCTGTAGCTGGTGTATCAGTTGCTGTTCCTGTGGTATCTTCGGGTGGGCGTGGATAACCAAGTTGGGTTAAACTAGGCAGTCCTCGGCGCAGGCGTTCAGCATTGGTTCTATCCCATACTATGTAATCATCACCGGTGTATGTTAAATCTTCATCTTTTGTTTTGGAATACAGGGAGGTTTCAAACTTAGTTTGAGTTTTACCAACACTGGCTTTGAGTTGATCAAGATTAAATGTAAATTCAGCCATGTTATTTTGCCTGTATTTCTACGCCCGCTGGAACTGGCACTGCGCCAGGTGGTGGGCTTGGCTTGCCTTCTTCAAACGCAATCTCAACGTCCACACCCTTGTTGTGATAAGGATACGGTTCATGTGTGGGTGCTCGATTCACAATACTTTCAAGCCCTTGAGTTTTGACTATCCAGCCCTTGCTGGTATCCCATTCAGTGTCGTCTAATAGTGTTTTGGTCAAGGGTTGTGGTGTAGTCACTCGACCTGCTGCAGGCCCGTTGAGATCAATACCACCTGCTTGTAGTGCTAATGCAGATCCTGCGCCCCAGGAGCCTGATGCACTGTTCAATGTCAATGTTCCGTCAGCTTTAACTCCAATTGTAGATTTGCTGTACAAAGTAATATCTTCCTGTGCCTGCATGGCCAAAAACGTTCCTGACTCTATCTGCATGTCTTGTTTGCTTTTCATTTTTAGGTAGCGGCCGGCAAACATGTTGATGTCTCGATCAGCATGCAAGTTTATATCACCTTTGGTACGTACATTCACTGAGTTTGTGGCATACACATCTACTGTGCCTTCTACTCCAAATTCCAGCCAGGTTTGACCATTGGCATGAATAATGTAAAAAAAGTTTCCAGTATCGCTCATGGTAATTTGATGGCCAAGACTGGTTCTCAAACGTAACATACCATTGTTTCCATCTAGATCGCCGTCGTCCATGACCAGACTGTGTCCACCTACCCGACCAATTACTCTCGCATCACTAGATTTGACTTCACCTGAATTGAGTTTGGCTCTGATGTCATTGGGTTTCATACCACCCTGATAAATGGCTGTGCCTGGTGTACTGATGCCAAATACTGCGCTGGGAGTTTCTCTCTGACTTGAACTTTGAATAGTACCTCGTTCTAGATCATTAATCAATCCTTGTTGCAACAAGGCCTGCGCGAGATATCCCTGCACAGGTTTGGTCTGATCATAAAACCTTGGATCGTTAAAAACACCTTCGTTGTTTACATTTATTTCTGTGACTGGCAATCTGGCAGCATCGGCAAAATAAGTTTCTTGGTTTTGATTCTGTATATCTGCTCGCGACACTGGTACTGAGCCAACAGCAGGTACCATGTGTCCCAGGCCTTGTTCTGGTATCACGCCAATGT